AGCCGTATCTTTGCATCCCAACACAGTCCCAAAGTGTTGCAAAGTAGGCGGTTATTCGCTTATGATTAAGACGTACCCACGCCTGACGGCTATTTCCATGCCCGATTGCGTTACTTTCTTTCTTTCGAGTGCAAAGATAGTAAATTATGTCTAAACATTATACATTCTGAATAATAAAAGTGCTATTCTTTAACATATTTTATACAAAACGTACAATATTATGGACATAAATACCCAAAATCGTATGCAAAGATTGAACGAAGCGTATAAACATCTATATGCTTTTCATGGTATTGCGTCAAAAACTGCACTTGCTGATAAACTGAAGGTGCAGCGCACTGGTCTTTCCGCAGCTCTCAATGGCTCTAAGGCTAACCTCACAGACAACCTCTTCATGAAAATCTGTGCCGCATTCCCAGGTGTCTTCAATCTGGACTACCTCCTCAACGGCATAGGCACCCTCCTCGCACAAAAAGAAAAAGCAGAACCAACACCCGTCAGTCCTGCTACCGATAACCTCCTCGAACTTCATGCCCAGATGATCCGCCGCGTCGATGACTTGCGCCAGGAACTCCACCAAGATCTCCTCGCAGTCCGCGAACTCAAAGATGAACTCCGCGCCACCCTCCAAGAGCTCCAACGGTCAAACAACCGCGAATATGGCATAGCCGCCGACGATTTATCCTAACCCTATGTTTTACCTCAAAGAAAATAAAAAACCGCCCTCTCCCCAGTATTTTCTCCATCACCCCACATCGCCATCGAACCCCAAGCGGATCACGAAGAAAATGAGAGGGGTAACGGCAAGAATGCTGATGCCCCTTGATTTTTCTGAACAAGAGAGATGTTTGAGGAAATGGTTAGTAAAACGGAAAGTGGGGTATTTTGGGGTTTTTCAGTACAAAATGTTTTACCATTGTTTTACCAGGGTGAAATGGAGTGGTAAAACATTTCGCGGAATGTTACCCATATACGTGCGCGAGCGTTATGCGTGTGTGCGTACATATTCTAATTCTAACCCAAAAATAGAGAGATAATGATTACAACGTCATTTGTATATAACAGAAAAAAAACGGCAAAGGGCAATGTGCCTGCTGTCGTTGAAATAAGAATAACAGAGAATAGGAAATCATACTACATAACCACTGGCATTAAACTCTTGAAGGATGAGTGGCGTGAGGGTAATGTGGTGAACAGAAACGATGCCACGATGCTGAACAACAGACTCTCCACTATGATAACGGTAGTTGGCAGGGAACTTGATGCCTGCATAATGAACCAGCAGCCGATAGACGTGGAACTTGTGAAGCGGAAACTCAACCAGCAGGTGGTGAATGAAGGTGAGAGGATAGTTGAGTGGTTCTGGTCGCAGATTCCTATCTTAAAGCTCAAACCAGGCACTCGCAAGAGGTATGGCACATTGCTCAACAGGCTGTCGGAATACAACGGACTGAAGACGTGGGGTGATGTGACGGTAGAGGGTATCTATAACTTTGACGCGTGGTTGCACGCACGTCCTAAGATGTTGAGCGGTGTGTGCGCTGGTCAGGGTGGTAACGGTGGCGAGCTCATCAGCGACGCGGCTGTATATAACTATCATAAATGCCTGAAGGCTCTGTTGCGCAGGGCTGTGCGTATGGGCAAGATAGAAAAGACTCCGTATGACAGTATGCAGGGTGAATTTTCAAAGGGCGACAATGAGAATACAGAATACCTTACCGATGACGAGATGGCAGCCTTTGAGAGTTTGAAGCCTGTACGTGGTTCTGAAATGGCGAAGGCACATGATCTTTTCATGTGGCAGTTGCATACTGGTATGAGTTACGGTGACACGCAGGCATTTGACTTCTCGCAATGCAGGCAGGTGAACGGTCGTTGGACGCTTATTGCTCAACGAGTGAAGACGGGTGTAGGGTATGTTGTAATGCTTGATGATGTATGTGAGGCTATCTTGACGAGGTACGACAACCGCCTGCCTATGCTGAGCAACCAGCAATACAATCACTGTCTGAAGGCGTTAGGCATGGCGGCTGGTATCACAACGCCGTTGCACTCTCATCTTGCACGTCACTCATTTGCAACCCTGATGCTCAGGAAGGATGTGCCTATACAAAATGTTAGCCGAATGCTGGGGCATCGTCGAGTGTCACAGACGGAGAGATACGCCAAGGTGCTGCCTGAGTCTGTGTTCGCTGATTTTGAGAAAGTCTTTAATACTAACCAACAAAAATAAATTATGAAAATCAAAATGAGAAAAATTGATGTTGTAGCCGTCAGGGTGCTGTGCGCCCTGGTGGTAGTATGTGGGGTGTTATTCTTCATGGTAGGATGTCAACAGATAGCGGATGGCGATGTGCCAATACAAGATGGAGTGCCTGCAGCTGAGGGTAAGAGTAAGAAGTTCACGTTTACGATGAAGACTACGGTGAGCACTAAGCCGATGGATGAAGACGTGGACGTAGTGCTGAGCAAGGCGACCTCGTATCTAAATGCCAACAGCCTTAACATGACGGACCTTTGGGTATTGGACTATATGAACGGCGAGCTTGTGCAGCAGTTGCACCAGGTGCCAACGGATGCCGATTGGGGTCAGCCTACCATGATGCTCGCGTATGGTTCGCACCATGTTTATTTTATAGCCAGTCGCGGTGCAACCCCTGTGCTTGATACTGACGAGCACACTATCACTTGGAGCTCCGTGCGTGATACCTTCGCCAAAGATTACGAGGTGAGCGTGGTGAACACCAGCAACGGCAATCGTGCTGTGACGATGGACAGGATAGTTACGAAGTTGAAGGTGACGGGTATTGACGAAGTGCCTGCAACGTGTGCAACTATCAGCGTCACTCCCTCGCAGTGGTTCTATGGCTATGACTATGTGAATGATGCTCCAGTTGCCTCAAACAATAGCACCATCAGTCTTGCAGTGCCTTCTTCGTATGTAGGCACGACGGGGTTGCTGTCAATGGGTGTGTTCTCAATAAGCGGTACCGATGAATGGAATACGTCTGTCGTAGTGCGCACTGCTACCAGTGCCGATGTTACTCTTGGTCAGGCTACCATAACGGATGCACCGTTCTTGCGCAACCGTAGCACTGAATATTCGGGCAATCTATTCTCCAGTGGTGGCAGCATGACAATATCAATGAATGAAGACTGGCTCACGCCTCATATCGGAGAATGGTAAAAGACAAAGGGCACCCGTATCACTACGAGTGCCCCTCTTGATATTAAATCACAACTCAAATCAAATCGTAGGGTTCGCCTTCATGAGCTCTTGCAGTTCTTTGCGCTCTTCTTCAGTCAGTGGCGGTGCTACCTCTTCGTCTTCATCTTCAAAGAGTGCTGGGAAAAGGTCCTTAACCGTTTTGCCCTTTGGATCGCGCATTGCGTATATGCTTGAGAATACTACCTCGGCAAGCATCTGGTGGGTTAGGGTGTTGCGCCTGCGGTAGCCTCGGATAATTCTGCGTACCTGGTAGAACCTGAGCTCATATAAGAAGGTGTGGTGGTCTATGCCTATCTCACCAACGATTAACTCATAGACATCGTTGGCGGAAATTAGTTTTTTTTCTTCTTCCCTCCCTTGGCTGGTTTGTCTTCTGGTTCACCGAGCGGTATGCCGTAGAACTCAGCACGCATGGTGAGAATGGTGGTGAGTGCGAGCACCATGTCGGTGGGTGATACGCTATACATCAGGTCTGTAACCTCGATTGGTGACTCTTGCTTCTCGCTCTCGTAGTAGCTGATGATGGATGCTGCTATAAGGTTGATGCACTTCTTAGCGTCGGGGTCTTTATCTTTCTTTGTGAATGACTCGGCAATTTCCTTGACAATAGCGATGATGTCTTCATTGCTGAGTTCTTTGTATGCCATCTCAGTAGCATAACAATAGGCGAGCGTCACTTGCTTGCCTGCAATGGTTATTTCTTTTTTTATCATAGTTCGTTGTGGTTTTAGGGGCAGCCGATAACGGACTGCCAAAAGTGAAAAATGCCCTGCCTGCCCAAAAAGACGCGCGAAAGACAGGCAGGGCGTGAAAGGAGATAAGGGTTTATGCGCCTACGGTGTAGTCGCCGTAGCCAGTGAGCTGTGCGTCGTAGGTGGCGTTCTGACGGTTAGGACCGTTGAGGGTGAGCTGGGTGATTACTACCGAGCCGCTGACGATGGTTGCGCCTGCCGTACGGTTGTTGTCGCCGCTGGTGTTGGCAATCTTCCACTTCACAGGCTGTGAAGCCTCGTAGATGTCTTCGAGGTCGGCAATCTCCTGACCGTCCACGCTTGAGGTAATGGTATCGTCGCCACGCATGAGAGCAGAGGTTGAAATATCATAGCTCAAGCCTGTTGGTTCCTGAACTATCCAATCGCCAGTTGTGTCCTTCGTTGTGGCATCCTCAAGAGTGAGTGACACGTGGAGGGTGAGCGATGTGGCAGCTGCTATCACCTTAGAAGGTGCTGTGGTGTTGTCGCTGCCCAGGAATAGACGAACGAACTGACCTTTAGTGAAGCCAGCAGGGGTAACGTCGTCGTAGTCAGTGGTTGTAGTCTTGGTGAGTGCGCCAGTGCCTGAGAATTGCAAGCTCTTGGTGCTGTTCTCTCGGTTGTTGAACACGAAGCTACCGTCTGAGAGATACGCCATGCCAGTGCGAGCGAATGCTGCGCCTTGTGGTTCCAGGTTGTCGGCGGTGCCTGTTTCGTCCCACTGCAACTTGAATGCCTGCTTTTTCTTGATAGCGGTGAGCATAGCGGCGGTGTCGGTAACGTCGAGCGAGTCAACCTGCACTTGCCAGCCCTTGCTTACTATCTCAGGAAGAGCAGCCATGCCTACGATGTCCTTGTGGCTGGCATCCTCTGAGTTACCCGTAAGGGTTACAACGCAGTTGGTAGCCATGCCTACAACCTTGGCATCAGAACCCGTAACGGTCATTACGCGAAAATTCTGTCCTTTAAGTATCATAGTCTTGTTGGTGTTAAATTGTTAGATAATGTCAACACGCAGGGTGTATTCGCCAGTTTCGTAGTTGTGAGCAGCCGCACCGCATGTCACGGTGTCGTCCTTGTGCTCTTTTTTGAGGTCGAGGAACTTATGGAATAGTCCGTCCTGCGTTGGTGATGTTAAGATGATGGTCTGTGGCTGTGCTGGTGCTGCTGTCTCCGTTGCTGTTGCTTCTGGTGCTGCTGCCTCTGCTGCCACATTCTCTTCGTTTTTATCCTTAGCCATGTTAGTCTGGGTTAGTATCACACTGGTATGTCAACTCCTGCCAGTAGCAAGGCTTGAGTGAGTCATATTGAACAGCACCAGCCTGCAAGGTGATTGCATTTGGCACGAGATTGTAATCTTCGTCGCCTGGTCGCTGGGCTTGTAGGTATTCCTTCACAGTACGCCTTGCCGTTATTGCCAATTCTGCCAGCTCCACCCTTGTACGTGCTGCTATGGTGATGCCCACCGTCACAGTGTCCGTATTGCCCTGGTATGAGCTGTCTTTCGTGGTGTCCTGGTTGTTCAGTCCGTTAAAAGACACAATGATATAAGGCACGGGTGCGTTGTCTGCCTCCTCGTCAGGCAATGCAATGGCGGTGTTATACACGTTGCCTGCTGGCAGCTTAGTCATCAGGTCAGCATTGCTTTTGAGTGCTTTGGCGAATATTATGTCGGTCTGAAGTGACATATTGAGTGCGATTGGTTAGTCGGGGTTAATGTTAATAAAAAGCCGCAGGCGCAGGTCAGTGACCACACACCTGCGGCGAAAACGAACTATGAATAGTTACGGAGAGAGTTTTTTAAGAGTTAGTGGTGGTCTTGCTGTACACAACGAATGCATCTGCACCGTCCTTGAGGACTGTCATAGAGAAGTCCGCATTTACGGTTGTGATAACCTCGTCGGTGTTAGATGCAACAGCACTGTTGGCATCTACAGAGAGTCGGAGGTTGCCCCACTGGAGTGTTGGCAGGTACTTGAAGTTACCGAGTCCGATGTTGTGACCAGACACTGCGCCCTTCTGTGTAGCGCGGTTGATAGCGTTGTTCTCGATAACAGGAATACCGAGCAGGCGGTTGTCGTTGCCGATGAGCATGATGCCTGAGCCTGCATCCATAGGTGTAACCTTGAGCTTCCAGAAGTCCTCAGAACCCATGACGAACACTACGTTGTCGAGTTTGAGGTTACGACTTGCGAGCTTTGCAATCATCTCGGCTGCTGTCTCCTTGCTGAAGGTAGTGTATGTGCCTACCTGCTTGCCAGGAACGTAGTTGGCATTGCCGTATGTGCCGCTCTCTGTGTTCTGTGCGAAACCGCCATAGAACACCTCGGTAGCCTTAGTTGTAGAAGCGGCTGCCCAGTTGACCTTCTCACGGATAGAGCTTGCAACGTGGCGAACGATGTAGCCCTGAAGGTCGAAGTCGGTGTTTTCGAGTGCCTGGTTAGAGATGCGCACACGAACGGTGAGACGCTGCTGTACTGGCACCTGCTTGTCGAGGTCGATGACACGCTCAGTTGTCTGTGCGAGCTCGTTGGCGAATACAGCCTCCACGCCACCAGCGTATGCCCACTGTATCTTGTTGCCACGGACGCCAGTCATCATTGGCACGCCTGCTGTTGCGAGAATGTCGCCATCCTTGCGCTCGGTGTCGATGAGGTCAACGATGGTGAGTCCCTGAACGAAGTCGCCTGTGCCTGCATAGCCACCCGTCTGTGCCTGGTAGCTCATAGACTCACGGGTCATTGGGATAGAGAATCCCTTGCCCTTTGGTGCGCTGCGCAGGAACTCGCGGAGCTCTGCGTTGACGTTTACTACGGGTGCAGCCTGACGCTGCTTGAAGTCAACCTCGTTGCGTGCTGCGGTGATTTCGCGCTGAAGGTTCTTGAATTCGAGGTCGAGGGAACGCTGCTCCTTCTTTTCCTCTTCGGTGAGTTCACGTGACTGAACAGCCTCATTGAGTTCGCCCAGTCTGCTGTTGACCTCGCGCTCGCGAGCCATCAGCTCTGCATAAGTTTTTGTCATAATGCTTAAAAATTTTTAAGAGTTTATAAAATGGTGAATTATATAGAGTCGAGATATTCCATCTCGCGATTGCGTAACCACTGCTGAGCCTGACTTATCTCACGCTCACGTGCCTTAGCCTTAGCCTCTGCCTGCTCGCGTGCCTGTTTCTGTTCAGGGGTCTCGCCTGTTGGGTTGCCAGCCTCGCGCTTGTGAGCCTCTATCTGCTCATCAATCTGGCGCATGATCTCGTCGGCAAACTCGCGGGTCACGACTGAGGTCTGCTCATAGGCAGGATGGGTGACGATAGCCACGTCATAGAGGCCGGTAGCCTTGCGGACGTGACGCAGCCAAATCTCCTTGCCGTCGGCACTGCGTTCGTTGGTCTGCTCGTAGGTCACGCTCGCCTTGTCGTGTGGATTGTCGTTGAAGGCGAAGCTCATGCCGGTGATGTCGCCACGGCGCATCAGTTCCAGCGTGTCGTTGGCATTGTTGGTGTGGGGCATGTCGCAACGGCAAGCCATACCCTGTGCCAGCAGGTCGAGCGAGAGGGTGTCACGTTCTGAGTTGCGGTAGCGTCCCAGAATGTCGGTTACTTTATTGGAGTGGTTCAGGTTGAGCACCACATCCGAACGCTGCAACAGTTCGGGAGTGATGAAGCCTGCCTCCAGCACTTCATAGACCTCGCGGTCTTCCGACCACGGTGTCAGGTTCACGGAGCGCACGCCATAGACGATGGGCATGCCGACGATGGTGCGGCTTTCCTGCTCGCCCTCCTGTGGCTCTCTGACTTGCAGGTTGCAAGCCTCGATGGGTACAAACCTAATCTGTTTCATATTCTCGTTTAACTTTGAAAATGTTATCTACTTATCGGGCGTTTTAGCGTCCTGGGTTTACTGCGCGATGCACACGGCTTTCGCGCTTCTTTCTCTGTTGCTGAATCTCACGCTCTATTGCGTCGATTTCCTCTTTTGTCGGGTTGGGTGTCATAATCTTCGATATTTTGCCTTAACTTGAATTTCGGTTTAAGTTAACTTAAACTTCGGTTCAGGTTAACTTGAACTTGGGTTCAGGTTAACTTGAACTTTCCTCGCCCTCCTTTGGCGGTTCACCTACGGTGTACGTGCCAGGCTTCAGCTGAGTGCTTGCGTCGCTCTTGGCTATGAGTGCCTTCAGCGTCATGAGGTTGGCAGATGCCATTGGCTCGTCGCCATTCTCCACAGCTGGCATGTCATACTGAGCACGTATCTCGTTGACGGTCTTAGCACCCGTTTCGAGGTTCATCTTATCCACCTTAGCCTGTGCCTCCCTGTCGAGTCGTAGCAACGGCAATTCGCACATGTGGAACTTTCTCACGCCAAAGTCATAGACGTTAAGCAGCTTGCGAGTGAATTCCTGCTCTATCTCTTCCACATCAGGCTGTATGGTTCGCGTCATATACTCCATCGTGGCGTTGGTAGGTGTGGTGTAGTGCGAGTTGCTATCCATCATGAGCAGTGGACGGGGGGTGCCGTAAAAACGTGCTACGTCGTCGAGTGACATTTCGAGCATCTGCACCATCTGTTGGTCAGCCGCGCTCATAGAGATAGGCACCACTTTATCCAACCCTCGCAGACTCACGATGTCCTGGTTGTAGATTTCCTTATTGATTTCCTTGGCATAGCTCTTCATCTGCTCCGGGTCGAAGAGTCCCTGGCTTATTGGCGAATAACCTGCTGACGGCGGTTGCTCGCCTATAAATGCCTTCATGCGCCCACCCTTGGCGGCTGTCTCGAGACTCTGTGCCTTCTGTGTCGCAATCAGGCTCAGAGTGTCGAGTGCATAGCGCAAGGTAGGAATACCCATGTAGCCGTTGATGTCGCGGAAGGTATTGGCAATATGGATAACATCCTGCGCAAGTGCTGATGGAATATTCACCAGTCCCCTTGTGCCTGCATAAGTCAGGTTATAGGTATTCTCCTGCTGGTTATATCCGCCACATGATGCCAGCCACAGAGCTGCAGGCTTGCCAAACTCATCGCGCTCTATATAGACAAAGCCGTTGCCGAATTGCAATTTGCAAACGGTAAGTTGCTGAAACAGTTGCGAAGCCGACATAATAGGATTAGGCTGCACCTGTAGCAGATAGTTCAGACGCTTGCCATCGCCCCACATGTCGGGCACAAAGTTGCCACCCTCGCGGCTCAGCTTCTGATATTGCATCTGGAACTGCCCCACCGTCTTAGCCCTCAGCTCTATGGCGCGGTACACTGCCGAGATAGTCAGGGCAGCGTTAGGGTGGTATGGACGGCGCACGTTCGCCTCATAGTTAGCACCCTCCACCTTCTGAGGCTGCTCAGCCGTGGAAGAGGAAGCGCCAGGAGTCGCCTCGCGCTTTTGCATAAAAAGTTTGTCAAATATTGTCATAGTTCTTTATTGTTGGTCCTTAACAATCTGCTGAGCGTGAAACTGGATGGTGTTCGCCTGACGGTCTGCGTGGAAAGTCTCGCCGATGATCTGATACGTCTTGCCATCATAGAGAATGCGGCTGCGCTCATTCACTATGGTGTTATAGCGCATACGCACCATAACCACACCATACACATCCAGAGCACCAGCGTTCATCGCTGCCTTGCCCTTCGCCCACGTCACCTCAGCCCACACCGTCTTGGCAGGTGTGAACTCTATCCCTGCGGAATCAAGTCCAAACCTACCGTCCTGTGCTGCTGTCCTGTTCAGAATGGTCACGCGGAATTTCATTATGCCTGTTGAATATGCCATATACCAAAGGGTGTTAATGGGTGTGGGGTTTACTTTTCAATACCGAAGAACACTCTCGCCGCCTCCTTACAGTAAGTTCGCCACTGCTGGTATTCTGCCATATCCCCAGCATACTTCTCTGAGTCGGCTTCATAGTTGTAGAGAAGCGCAAGCTGTGCATCCGTGTTGTACTTTACTCCTATGCACTTGGCAACCATGCTGGCGTAGTCAGCATCATGTAGTGTAAAGGTAGTCTCGTCACACACTACCGTCTCATTCTCTGTCTCCACTGGGTCAAAACGAAAGAAAAATACAGGCTGTTGCTTATACTGCTTAATAGCCACAAAAACCTCTTGGGGTAATTCAATCTTTGCCATAATTCTTTTCTTTTATTGGTTTAGTATTGTCTATCTCAATCCATTCCGCAATCAGGCGACCTTTTTCCTTGCGCTGTCCTCGTCTGTGAAGTAAAGCAGCACCATCTCGCATTTTCGGAAAATCTGCGGGTCTCTTTTCATTTTTTTTCTTTTTGGTGCGGCGGCAACGGAGTGCCGCCGCAAGTTATAAATCATAAGCGTGTTAATAAGCGAAGACTGGCAGCAGCGCGAAGTAGGAGTTCTTGAAGTAGTTGATGCCGTTGTAGAACCTGCCATTGTTCAGCCACACACCGTTCTGAGCATAAGCCTGCGTCGAGGTCCACACGTTCTTATTTGAAAAATTGAAAGAATGGATACCGAACACATTATACGTGAATCCGTCAATCTGCGAATAGTTGTTAATATAGGCCTTAGCTTGGGCATAGCTCTCCTGGAATCCCCTCTGAACAAACCCATTGGGCATGAGAAAGCCCTTCTGTGACGATGTTTCACCTTCTACCCATGCACCAGCAGGGTGGTCAACAAGAAATTGATGAAGATTGCTTTGATAGATCACATATTGTCCAGCTATATATGATTCGGTAGGCTTGAATAACGGAGCACCGCCAACTCTGTTGTAACAATTCGTTACCATAGAGGAAGAGTAGTTATGTCCGAGTTCCGCCTGCTCCACGATAAACTCCCTAATCTTGCGACAATTAGCTTCACCATCAAAGTCGCTTAATGCAGCGGCTTCTGGACTGTAATAGTCCATAGACGGAATTGCCACGTTAGCCGACAGCCATTGGCCTGTGCCATTTTCCTGGTTAAGGAGATATTCTATTGGTATAACATACGTTGTTTCCATCGCTTGCAGCTCCGAGGTCTGCACTATCAACCCCCATATCTTCCCGTCTAATCGCTCTTGATTGGTAACATCGTTGATTTCTCTCTCCGAGCCATCCCTCATTAACCAGTTAATTCCCGCAACAGGTGCGTTATATCTTATGCTGATATTCCTCGTTCCGTGCAATGAAGCCGTGTATGTCAACGGAGCTGGCGTTTTATAACCATCTATATCCTCGAAGGAGAGCATGTACTGCGTTCCTATTTTGATACTGGTCTCTGCCACATTATCTACAACCGCAAGCTGATGATTCTCTCCGTCATAGTATACCCTCACCCATGTGGCTTTAGGCAGCGTGCTGTCTGCATACGAGAGAGTTATCTTTACAGTTTCACGCGTCAGGGTGTCATCCTCCACATACGTGAAATTGATGTATCTTACAGGAAGACTCGCTCTGCGCACAACAGTATCGACGGGGTAGTAATTAGGAACATTTGCACATTCTACGGTATATTCCAACCCCTTGCCTACCTGGGTAGAGCATTTTCCTTCATTGTCCGTAATGAGATTTCGACCGCTATCCTCACCTTCTACCTTGACAACGACCTCTACACCCGCAAGTGGTACTCCGTCTTCCGTCTGGAGAGTAATGATAACCTCTTCATAGTCGCTTTTAATCATGTTGTCTATTTCCTTGAAGAGGTTAGTCTCATACACTTGTGCGGGGTTCCATTCCGTGTTTGCTTCATGCTCTATAGTGAAGCGATACAGTTTCCCCTGATACATGCAGAATGTACCTGCTGGGATATTCTGCACGTTCAGCTCTTCAAAGGTCTTGATGCTGTCGGCACCTATCAGTATTCCGCCATACTCCGCACACTTGGCAAGCATCTCCATAAAATCCTCTTCAGTGCCTTCATATCCACCCTCCTGAGCCTGCTCGTAGGCACTCTTGCCGTCTTTACCGCGCACGTATATGTCGGTCTTGATATACCTCTGCTCGTCGATGCTCCAGTGATACACGTAGCTATCTTCGCCTATGTAGTCTGCCTTAGCGTTACGTGCGGCAGTATTGGCATCTGTTATAGCGGTCTCAACCTCTTGCTCCATAGAAGCAAAGCGTGTCTCGCGCATCGCCTCCGCCTCTATACGTCTTTGCTCATTTTCTATGCGCTGCTCTTCGTTAGCTATGCGTGCCTCTTCGTTAGCAATACGCTGTGCCTCCGCAGCGTATGCAGGGAGAGAGAATGCTATCTCTGGTGCCGTCTCGCCGTTAAGGGCAAGCTCCACGTGCCTCTCCCCGCCTTCTACCGTTGTCACTACGTCCATCTGATTCATCACCTCGTCGAACCTGGCGTGTGGAAAGTCGGCAATAGTTGAATGCCATGCCATCTGCATCTTCAGCTGTCCGACTGGCAGATGATGATCATCGAATAGCACAATCAGTTTGCTTGCATCCGTATCATCCACCTTACAGTTGATGAATTCCTTTCCGTCCCAACCTGCAAAGTAGTTGCGTGCTGGTGAGTCGGTCCAGAACTTGATGCAGAAGGGTGTAGTCCAGCCTGCATCGCTCTCAAGGGTGATGATAAAATCACTCTTATAATTCACTCTAAAGATTGCAATGTCTGCCATATTCGTCGTTGTTGTTTGTTGTCAGTTTCATGTATGGTTTCACGTTGATGTCAAACGCTGGCAGGTGATAGACAGCGGCTGGCGATACGGTGCCACGATGGTTGTAGAGGTCATCGGTCAGCAACAGTGCGGCTACGATTATGCCCGATGGCACTTCACCGTATGTAGAGTATAGTTCCGTGAGGCTACGGTTAAGCACGTTGAGCACTGCATCTTCAGCTGCACAGGCATGACGCTCTATGATGGTGCGCTCCAGTTCTGCCTGCTCGTCGTCGAGTCTCAGCTGCGCCTTGATTTCGTCAAAAGTGAGGTATTTCATATTCTTTGTTATTAGTTACAAAAAACCCCCGATTTGTGGTCGGGGGTTTACCTTATAACTAAAAAAGAGATTTATAGAAGACAACCAGGACAACAAAGGACAACTTTTTATTCTTGCGCTCCAGTAGGTGCTCAGGCGAGCAAGCTCGGAACTTCACTCTTCATTCTTAATTCTTCATTAACTCAGCGGACCGTTGCCCTTGAAGGTGAAAGAGCCTGTGAGCAGGTTGCCTATGGAACCTTGGCTCTTGAATGCTGTCACGATGGCTTGCCCTGTAACGTAGTCTATTCCGTTGCCGTCAATCTGCATGCGTAGCGTCACCTCAGTGCCTACCTTGCCGATGTGGTTCTTGAGAATGGTGGCGGGCACTTGTATTTTGTTCTCGCCATACCATGCGCTGACGTGAGTGCCTGCTACGGCTGCCTCACTGGTCATTCCTATGCCTCTTGAACCGTTGCCGCGAGTGCCTATGATAGCCACCTGCTTATTGGTGGATGAGGTGGCAAGTGGTATCTCGTCGAGTGGCACCTGGAGCACGGTGCTTATCTTGGTGCGTATGGGTTCAGTCAGTCGCCATGAGTCATAACTACAGATGCAGATTATCTCATCCTCGCCCCAGGTGGAGTCGCCTGCGGTTATGGCATCCACCATGTTGGTTATCGCGGTGTCGTCAGAGAATGTGTCATACACGGTGGTGTCCAGTCGCCATGCGCCGTTCACCTTATGCAGACGCATGAGGTGTAGTCCACGTGCTGCACTGCTTCCGAAGCTCGCTGCACCTATCGTCGCTGTGGGCACTCCGTCCTTACCCCACGCTGGCGATGATGCCGTTACGGTGGTGAACTGGTCACGGTTGTTCGGCATCAGATGTGAGGTCTGCACCTGCCAACTCTTGCGTCCTGCGATGATGTGTTCCCACTCGCCGTCGGTGGGTGAGCTCACCTTTATGGTGTCAGATTGCACGTCCACTGAGCAGCTCTTTGCTGCTGCTATGGTAGAGCCGTTGATGGCTATTATTAAGTTTCGTCCTTGTAGCATTGTTATTCCTCCTGTTGTTCGTTGGTTATGGGTTCTGCTGATTCTTCTATTCCGCTGACCTCTTGAGGGTCTGTCTCAAATTCTACGTCGAGCGACTGCTGCTGCTGACTGCTCACTCCACTGGCAGTGACATCTATCCACACCACTCTCGACTGGTCATCGCGCCAGTTGCGTTCTGCACAGATAGCGGAGTATGTCTTGCCATTATGCGTCACTCTATGCTCAGGCAATGAGAATGTATGATGTACTATTGCCTCGAGCGAATGACGGTGGCGCAAGAAGTATGAGCGTATTCTGCCCACAAGGTTCATCTCTGGACGTTGTTGCACTCCCTGGTAGTTGTCACTCTCAATGAAGTTGCCCTGACTGTCGAGCAAGAACACGGGGTTGTTGCTGTTGCTGTTCATGGTGCCAAAGCTCAGCGTGAGGTCTTTGTCCTCGTTGCATTTTTGGTCGATAGACAGTCGGTAGATGTTCGACGTTCTGCCAGCCACGAGTGGGTTTTCGTTCTGTGCTTTCTCGAACACAAAGTCGCTCATGATGATGTTACGCCTTCCGTATTCTTGGTCGGAACTATTGAGCACCACCATGTTCAGGATTTCAAGTTGCATCACACCATGCATTTCTTGGGTGATAGGTATGTAGTAACCCTTCTGCTCTTCCACACCCATATCTGCTGACCAGTTCTGCGGTGGCTGTCCGTTGGTGATTTGCAATAAGCAGTAGGTTCTTGATGTGGTCCATGCTGAACCGTCCCAATAGTAATTACCCAGACGGATATATACCAACATGCGGAAATTTCCAAAATTGTGGTCGTAATAGTAAAATTCTGGGTTCTCTAAATATGACAGTCCCCTAATCCAGAAGCCTGAGAGGTCGAACTGAAGTCGGAGATAGCCCTCATTAAAAGTAAAGGCAATGCGTGACTTGATGCTATAGAGCGGATACAGGTTAATGGTGTAGCCACTCCAAGGCGTATGCTCTAAGAACTGTATGAATATGCCTGACTGGTAGCTCTTATTGTCCTTAGACCATCGGCACGGAAATGCACCTGTTGCCATCTCTTTATTACTTCCAAGATTGAAAGAAAAGTATTTCCAATCAGGGTTGAACACCGTAGTACCTGACACCTCAGAATATGATGAACCGCTAATGCGTGTTGGCGGATTCCCACTGCGATATTTGTCATACCTATACGTTTCCATGAACTCAGCACCGCGTGGCTGGTGTGGCTGCATATATACTGTGAGGGGAACAGCACCGCTCCAATACATCGCACTTGTTGACAGCACAGGGTCCATGTTTTCTTCTGTGTCAGGTATCTCTATCACATCGAGTTTGTCGGTATTGAGTGGCAGGGTAGCCACTACGTTGCGGTAGCCGTTGCGATAGTTCACGTCGTTGTTGTCGCCCTTCCATGCGAAGTTCTGCATGAGGTCGAGGGTGGGGTAGGTCGTAGGAGTGTTGCCCGTGCCAGTGTAATTCTGTAGTGTGTTCCACGCATACTGGCTGAGGTTGTTGCCTTGCGCACACTCGGCGGCTGTCAGGTATATGCCTGTGCCGTCTTCACGCGCTGTCAGTCCAAAGAATGTGCATATAGCCTCCATCACCTCATAGCCTGTATTGCCTTGATAGTCGGTGTAGGATGTTCCTGCGTTGGTCTGTGTGAACTGTGTGAAGAGTACCCTCCACCTCAGTACCCATGCCAGCCACGCGCCAGGGTTGGTCTCTTCGCCACCTATGAATAGCGTGGTGAGGTTTGGTACATTGAGCATACTGAACACGTAATATATAAGGTTGGCGAGGTTATTCTCTTTTGAAAAGTCGGAACTCTGCAGGTTGACATACTTCAAGCTCTCAAGCAGTCCGTTGAGTGAGAATGTTATCTCTGTGGGGTTGGTACTCTCCACCCATTCCTGGTTGTATGTCTCGCAACTGATAAAGCCCTGCCACTTGATAGCACCGCCAGCCTCCACCGTCACATACTTCTCGGTGTTGGTTGATGGAATTATCTGCTGCATCAGTGTGCCGTCGTTATCCATCACGCTGAGCCTACCCGTCTGTGCTCGCATAGGAGTGAACACGTCATCATCGTCACCCTCGCCAGTAGTAAACGGCGTGTCGCTCAGTTGTAGGGTTACAACCGAGTCACTGTAGTTCTGTTCATGTATCTTAACGGTGTAGGCAGTGCCCTCTCTCGATGTGAAGGCTCCCTGCCAGTGTACGTTCCATGCCATATTATATGAGCCCTTTCTGTCTTAGATATGATGTCGTTACGAGTTCACCCTTGCCTGCGCCCTTGAGGAAGTTATTAGCTCCAAGTATAATCTTGTCACCGCTGACGTATGGCAGCATAGGTATTCCACCACCCTGTCTGCTATCACCCTCAAGCTGACTGGCGAGGTTGTATTGCTGAGCCTTGTTGAGCACTATTTCGCCGCTGTTGAGAAGTGCTGGCACTCTGTCACCACTGAATGAATTGCCAGGCACCATCACGCCGCCTGCTGCGTGCACTATGCCACCTGTAGAGAATATGAACTTGGCAGTGGAGATTGCCTGTATAGCTCCAACTATACCCATAATGGTTTGCAGCACAGCAATGCTCCGAGATATTCCTTCTGGAACTTTTATTCCAAGGTTCTGCACACCAGCGGCTATACTGCCCAGGGAATTGACCATTGTGTTCATTGCTGTCAGTTGCTGCATAGCGTTCTTCTCTTCACCTGCTGACGATACCGTACCCGTCTGAGTATCAACCTTGATGCCTTTCTTCCCTTTCTTTTTTAATTCTTCCGAAATCTTGGCACCCAGTTCTTCCCAAACTTTGTCAGGTATATCGTCTGCATTCAATATTGACTCCCACAGGTCAGCCACCGTCTTTCCGTCAGCCAGTTGTATGGCGGTCATATTGATGCCCTGCTGCATGGTGGCGGTGAGCAGATTGCTGAGCGTGGTCACATCTATGCTGTTGGCGAGTGTCTGGGTGAGATCGGTTGAGCCATACTCCATTCCCTTCATGCTCTCCTGGAGCATAGACTGGTAAGTGGAGATTGCCTTCTGGTTGAGTCCGCTCACGCCTTCCGCCATTTCGGGTGCTTTCTCCTTTTTCTCTATACCTCGGAGTTCATTCTCTATATCCTTGTAGGTCTGGAGTTGGTCTTGCAAGGCGGCTATTTTCACGCGCTGGGCGGCTCTGCCTTTCTCGTCCATCGTCATGCCCTGCTGCACGAGGTCGTTAATCTGCTGTTGCAGCTTCTGCTCCTCGGTCAGTTCCTTTACGGTGGTATTTCCGCCCTTGCCCGTCTTGGTAGGTATTACGGGGTCGGGCTTAACGGGTGGCAAAGGCTTGTTGGAGGTGAGCAACCCCTGTGCCCTCTGCTGATAGTTCAGGCGGAACATCTGCCATGAGAGTGCCTTCTTG